CCTCTCTCGTTTGCTCAGTTGTTCAGGAATATGGTGCAGCAGCTCGCCGTCACCACAGTAAATGGCGGCATGATTCGGCACCGATGAACCAAAACAGCACAGCAGCACATCGCCCGGCTGCGCCGCTGACAACGGCACCTGATACAGCCCTGTGGCCTCCAGATTATCCAGATAGAGATTCTGACCGTTACGCCACCAGTCATCCTCGCGGTGAAAATCCGGCATCTCAATCCCCGCCAGATGGTAAGCATCCCGGAACAGCGTGTAACAGTCCGTCACCCCGTGCTCAAAGCGCCGCCCGGTAAGATGCGGCACACAGCGGAACTTGTGAATCGCCCCCCGGCAGACCAGCCACCACGGCAAATCACTCTGCACCTGCAGCCGCCGGTCAGCCTCACTCAGCCAGGGCAGACCACCGGGATGACTGTGGACCAGCGCCACAATCTCACCCTGCATTTCTGCCTGCAGCCAGTCCTCCGGAGCCATCCGGAAATAATCCTCCGGCTCACCGGAAATATTCACGCAGGGAAAATATCTTTCCCCCTCCAGCGTTCTCACCACGAAGCCGCACGACTCCGCTGGCGCACATCGCCGGGCGTGCGCCAGAATCGCTGATTCTGTCTCTGTCATGGGATTACTGCGAAAGTTTGTTAATGGAAAGGAAGCCGCCAAAGTTGCCGACGTTATTGCGAAACTTACAGCCACTCAGGCATTTGCTGCATTTATCCTTCGTGATATCGGACGTCGGCTGGTCATATTCATCCGCGACAGCCGGACCGCTATAACCGCACTCGTCACCGCGATAGGTCCAGGTGCAGGTGTTGGCCAGCATGATACGTCCCGGAAAAACGGCACCATCCGTTTCAGTCGGCGTGGACAGTACAAAGGAGGCACTGACCGCGCTCAGTTCGCTGCACTGCTCGATGCGCCAGCGGCTAATCACCTCCTGCTCCGGATCGGCGTCGCTGTTTCCGTTGACGAAGTTCACCGCATCCAGAAAACGGGCATAAACCTTACGCCTGACCACCGTTCCGCCGACCAGACTCTGCAGATCTTCCGCCATCCCGGTGACCATGCCATACAGGTTAGAAACCGTCAGCGTGGGGCGCGTACTGGTGCCTTTGCCATTCAGTTCGAAACCACTCCCCTGAATGGGATACGCCTGATACTGTCGCCCCTGCCAGGTGACCGGCTCACCTTTTTCGTTCTGCTCATTACAGAAAAAATAACGTTCTCCACCAACCTCTGTCAGATCGATTTCCCAGAGCACCACGCTGGCAGACTGCTCCGCACGGGTGCATTCATTCAGTGTTTCCTGTCGGATATCCTGCATCAGTTCACCACCTGTTCAAACTCTGCGCTGAACTCAACACGCAACATACTGACCCGCGACGACCATTTTGCGCAGGTCACCTTTATCTGCCGGTAGCCATAAGGCGGCGTCCACAGAAAGGCCTTCCAGCCCCCGTGCTCAGCCAGAAACGACTCCAGCGCCGCGGCCTCCCAACGGGGAACAGAAAGCGTCACGCTGTACGTTTTCAGGTCAGTGTTCAGCCCGGCAGGCGCTCGCTGGGAATAGCCATCACCAAAGCGCACCTTTCTTACGGAAGGGGCCGAAGCCACATCCATACCGGGTTTCACTTTCCAGCGGAAGGTTTTCATCGTCCACCTCCGGAGAACAGACCACCATCGCGCATCTGCCCGGTCACAACATCCATTGCCGCCTTACGGGCTACGTCATAAACAGCCTTCAGCGCCTGTGGCCCTATCTGACCGTTCGTGCCGTCGTTGTTAATCACCACATGGTTATTCTGCTCAAACTTCCCGGACGCCTGCGACCGGCTGTCCGCCATGCTGCCCGGTGTACCGACATAACCACCGGTGGCATAGCCGCGCATCAGCCGGTAAAGATTCCCCACGCCAATCCGGCTGGTTGCCTCCTTCGTGAAGACAAACTCACCACGGTGAACAATCCCCGCTGGCTCATATTTGCCGCCGGTTCCCGTAAATCCTCCGGTCGCAAAATGGAATTTCGCCGCAGCTGCCTGAATGGCTGTACCGCCTGACGCTGATGCGCCGCCACCGGTAGCACCGCCAATGGCGCTGCCGATACTCCCGACAATCCCCACCATTGCCTGCTTAAGCAGAATTTCTGTCATCATGGACAGCACGGAGCGGGTGAAGCTGCGCCAGTTCTGTTCACTGCCGGTCAGCATCGCCGCCATATTCTGTGCAATACCATCAAAGGTCTGCGTGGCTGCACTTTTAACCTGCGACATACTGTCCGTGGCGCTCTCTTCCCACTCACTCCAGCCGGACTTGAGGCCTGCCATCCAGCTCCCGCGAAGCTGGTCTTCAGCCGCCCAGGTCTTTTTCTGCTCTGACATGACGTTATTCAGCGCCAGCGGATTATCGCCATACTGTTCCTTCAGACGCTGTTCCGTGGCTTCCCGCGCTGCCTGCCGGTCAGTCAGCCCCCGGTTTTTCGCCTCAATGGCGGCCCGTTTTGCCCGTTGCTGCTGTGCGAATTTATCCGCCTGCTGCGCCAGCGCGTTCAGGTGCTCCTGATACGTGACCTTATCGCCAAGTGCAGCCAGCTGGCGTTTGTACTCCAGCGTCTCATCTTTATGCGCCAGCAGGGATTTCTCCTGTGCGGATAGCTGGCGACGTTGTGCCGCCTCCTCCAGTACCGCGAACTGATTTTCCGCCTTCCACAAATCCCGGCGCTGCTGGCTGATTTTCTCATTTGCTCCGGCATGCTTCTCCAGCGTCCGGAGTTCAGCCTGAAGCGTCAGCAGGGCAGCATGAGCACTGTCTTCCTGACGATCGCCCGCAGACACCTTCACGCCGGACTGTTTCGGCTTTTTCAGCGTCGCTTCATAGTCCTTTTTCGCCGCCGCCATCAGCGTGTTGTAATCTGCCTGCAGAATTTTCCCGTCCTTCAGTGCCTTGTTCAGTTCTTCCTGACGGGCGGTATATTTCTCCAGCGGCGTCTGCAGCCGTTCGTAAGCCTTCTGCGCCTCTTCGGTATATTTCAGCCGTGACGCTTCAGTATCGCTCTGCTGCTGCGCATTTTTGTCCTGTTGACTCTGCTGTTCAGCCTTCTTTCTCGCGGCTTCAAGCGCAAGACGGGCCTTTTCACGATCATCCCAGTAACGCGCCCGCGCTTCATCGTTAACAAAATAATCATCCTTGCGCAGACTCCAGATGTCGTCCGCTTTCTTAAACGCAGCCTCTGCCTTAATCAGCATCTCCTGCGCGGTATCAGGACGACCAATATCCAGCACCGCATCCCACATGGATTTGAATGCCCGCGCTGTCCTGTCTGCCCAGGTCTCCAGCGTACCCATGTTCTCTTTCAGGCGGCGGGTCTGGTCATCAAACCCTTTCGTCGCGGCCTCGTTCGCCGCCTGCAATGCCCCGGCTTCATCGCCGGAACGCTGCAACTGAGCAACATACGCAATCTGCTCCGCCGTCACGTTATGGAACTGGCGTGCCATCGCTGTCAGCCCTGACGTCGGGTCTGTGGTCAGCTTCCCGAAGGCTTCAGCGACCTTGTCCACCTCCACGCCGGATGCAGAGGAGAAACGCGCCACACTCTGGCTGATGGATGCAATCTGAGCCTCACCGCTTACTCCCGCCTTAACCAGTGCGCTGAGTGACTCGCTGGTCTGGTTAAACGTCAGCCCTGCCGCCTGCCCGGCTCTGGACAGGACCAGCATGCGATCTGCCGTCAGACCCGACTGATTGCCGGAAAGGACCAGCGTTTTGTTGAAATCGGACAGGGTTGAGTTGCCCTGATACCAGGCATACGCCAGCGCACCGGTCGCCACCGCCAGCGAAGTGGCCCCGACCATCGGCAGGGTGATCGCACCGGCAAGCCCCCTGAACATGGGGATCATCCCGCCGAAGGAGTCCTTAACCTGCCCCCCCTGTTGCAGCAGGATCAGCCACGGACTTTGCCCGCCTGCAAGCTGCGTGGCCACGTCGGTGAACTGTGCAGGAAGCATACGCATGGCGGCTTTATACTGTCCGACGGAAATCCCCGCTTTCTGTGCAGCCAGCGCCTGCCGGTTCATTGACTGTTCAACGACTGCCGCTGTTTTTTTCGCATCACTTTCCGTACCGGAAAAATGACGCCTGACTCTGGCCATCTGCTCGTCAAATCTGGCCGCATCCAGACTCAAATCAACGACCAGATCGCCTACCGGTTCAGCCATACCGGACTCCTCCTGCGATCCCTTCTGATACTGTCATCAGCATTACGTCATCCTCCGTCATGTCCGCCACATCCGGGGAAGCGGGGATAACTTCATTCCCGTCCGGGCCAAAGCGGACACCTCCGGCAAGCCCTGCCGCTTTCTGCATCAGCACATCATCTTCAGGCTCTTCGTCAGCCTCGCGCCGGTTCAGCAGACTGAAATCCAGCGGATGCATATCCGGATCGCTGAAAAACAGGCTGAGTACGGTGTACGTCAGCCCGGAAAAGTGCATATCCAGCAGAACATCATGAAAATAATGGGTACTGTAAAAGCGGTGCCAGTCGGCATACTCCGTGGATGACATCCCGGCAAGCATGGCACGCCAGTCGGGTCGCCCCATCTCGCGCGCCAGTTTCAGGGCAAAACTCAGCTCACCGTCGAACACTTTCCCGCAGAAACAGGCTCTGCAGGCCCGGCGTCCTCTGCCTGTTCAGGAGCATCATTCACCACAAACTCATACATACCGGACAGCCGGTACACCACGTTTTCAGCATGAGAAATTGCCTCTGTGGGCCAGGTGGTAAGCACTTCCTGCTCAATCTGTTTAACGGCTTCATTCATGGAAGGCAGCTTTGTCTTCTTCGGATGGTTATGCCACAGGGACATCGCCACCAGAAACGCGCCGGTTCTGATGGCGTCTTCCACAGTAAACTTCCGGTTGCTGTCTGACTCCGCCTGTTCTGCCTGCCGTTTCATCAGGGCGAGATGCTCAATACGCTGCAGGGCTGACAGTTCAGAAAGCGTGACGGTCACACCGTTATGTTCAAATGATTCGGTTTTCAGGAACATCGCTGACTCTCCGGATTAACTGGCGGTGACGTTGATTTCTGCAACCGCAGCAAACTCACCATTACCGGATACGACCGGAATGTTGACCTTGCCTGCAGCAACACCTTTCACGGTGATGGTCATACCACTGACCGACACGGTGGCTTTTGTTTTATCCGCAGACACCGCACGGAAGCTCTTGTCGGTTGCGCCCTCCGGCTGGAATGCCACGGTCAGCGTGGTGCTCTGCCCTTTCACTACGGAAGCACTGGCGGGTGTCACCGTCATGCCGGTTGTCGCCGTCACCGTGCTGCGATCTTCTGCCATCGACGGACGTCCCACATTGGTGACCTTCACCGTGCGGGTAATCACTTCCTTCGCCGTCACCGCCTTACCGATACTGCTGACCCAGCCACGGAACACATCGACCGTGCCGTTCGGGAAGCGGATTTTATAGGCACGGGTATCACCTTCATTAAACCACGCCAGCAGCGCCTGCTGCCCCTGCTCTCCGGGCATCCACGCCAGCGTGAAGCTGGTATCTCCGGCAGATTTCTGCCCCTGCCCGGTCGCAGTCCAGTCTGCATCTTCATCATCGAGATAGCTGTCGTCATAGGACTCAGCGGTCAGTTCGCCGGGCGTCAGGTCTTTAACTTTTGCCAGACGCGACCAGTCAACGTCTGAAAGCGGGTTCGCATAAGGGTCACCGCTCCCCTTATAAACCCACAGGGTGGTCCCGGCACCTTTCACCGGCATTGTAGGATTTGGTACAGGCATAGCGTCCTCACATTTCATAGGTAATGACATAAGTCAGATCGGCTGAACTCCACAGGCCCGCATCATCGTCGCGCCGGTAGTCATAGCCACTGGCCACCATACTGGTGATCAAATCTGACAGTGCCGGGATATCGCTCATCACCGGATAAATCCGGGACTCCATCCACGAATCCAGCTCTGAATCCGGCACCTGAGCAGGCAGGAAAACTTCAATATGCAGCTCCGCCTGCCAGGTATCGCTGTCCAGCTCTTCGCCCGTGTATTCAGCGCCGGTGAGATAAACGGCAATTGCCGGAAAATCTTCCTCATCAAAAACAGCGGGGCGACCATCAAAAAGCGTCGCCCCGGTGTCATGCTTCTCCAGTGCATCCAGTACGGCTGCACGGAGTTCAGTATGTTTCATCGCTTTATTACCATTCTCAGTTGATGCTGCAGCGCATAGCCCAGCTCTTTCGGAAGACGTTCACGCCGTATCCGTTCAATATTCTGTTTAAACGCCGTGGTCAGCGGCACCGCCATCGGGATTTTCACTACATCAATGGGGTAACGGTTTTTCCCGGCCACACGCTGCATAACATGCCACCGGCCATTTTTCAGTTGCTGAATAAACGCGCCGGGAATACGACGGTTACCCACCACAAGCACGCTGCCGCCACCTTTCAGGGATGAACGCTGCCCCTTTTTACGACGCCTGCGGCGGGACAGGACAACCCGCGCATTACCCAGCTTGATTACGGGCAAATCCCCCCGGTTAACTTTGATTCTGGCCTGCGGATTTTTGACCGTGGCCCTTTTCAGCCTGGCCCTTTCCTTTACCAGTTTTCGGCGTACCTTTGTCTCACGGGCAACCTGTGACGCAGACTGCGATATCGCGGATGAAGCAACGCGGTTAATGGCCATTGCGGCGGCACCAGGCACCGCCGTTTTGCTGATACGGCTGAGGTTTTCAACGGCCTGCTCAAGACCTTTTATGGCCATACATCCCCCTTTCAGCGGCGACGGTTAACGGCAGGCGGTACACCCCGTCCAAGCCAGAGATGACAACTTCCGCCATCATCCGGCGAAACCCGATCTACCCAGAAATTTTCCTCACCGATGGTCAGCGTGTCTCCACGCCGCAGCTGCCGCACCTCATCAGTCCGAACAAACAGGGACGGGCTGGAGCCTTCAACGCGCACGCCCTGTCCGGCATAGCTGATATTTTCAGGGTCATCAAAAACACCACGTATCACCGCACCTGACTGCTCACCGGATGTCATGGTGGCTGACGTTCCCATGTACCCGCGTATCGTTTCATCGGCGCGGGCAATAGCAGCATCGAACAGGTTATCGAAATCAGCCACAGCGCCTCCCGTTATTGCATTCTGGCCAGGCCGCGCTCTGTCATTTCGGCTGCCACACCGGCAGAGACACGAAACGCCGTTCCCGGCAGCACAAATGCCACAGGTTCATCCCGCGTGGCGTGAAGTGCATCAGTATGCAGCTTCACCAGTGCCACGACCGTGACCAGTTCAGACGTATCCAGAATCACGGTATCCGGCTGCGCTGATCTCACCTCATTTTCATGTCCGGTCAGCACATTTTCCCGGCTGAGAGGGGTGTCCTGACCGGCAGTTTCATCCGTGTCATCAAGCTCCTCTTCCAGCTCTGCCACACGGAGCGCCAGTTCTTCTTTCGTCCCCGTCAGGCTGACATCACGGTTCAGTTGTTCACCCAGCGAGCGGAGACGGGCAATCAGTTCATCTTTCGTCATGGACTCCTCCACAGAGAAACAATGGCCCCGAAGGGCCATGATTACGCCAGTTGTACGGACACGAACTCATCAGGGTCAGCCAGCAGCATCAGCGGTGCTGACTGAATCATGGTGAACTCACGCGCCGGATCGCCGGTGGTCACCCAGTTTTTCGGGTAACGGGCAGAGGCGTTAATGCCTTCGCGCTGTGCGTCCGCATCCTGAATGCAGCCATAGGTGCGCAGACCGCGTGCCTGAGTGTTCCCCAGCACCATCGTGTTGTCCGGCAGGAAGTTCTTTTTGACGCCGTTTTCCACGTACTGTCCGGAATACACGACGATGGCCACATCGCCATACATCCCCTTATAGGACACCGCTTTACCCAGGTCTTTCACCGCTGTCTCCAGCTCGGAATTAGAGCCACGACGGGTATCCAGCTTCTCCTTGACGGCTTTGAAGGAACGGAACAGCGCCCAGCCTTTCGGATCGAACACGATGATATTCACCACACCGCTGGCGTTCAGCGCGTAGGCTTCGATATCGTCGGTCGGGTCATACGTGGACTTGTCACGCTTGCTCCACTCCGTGCCGCCGGACTGCGTGATGTTATTCTCCTCACTGCGGCCCATATCCACCTCAACCGGATCGAAGGCTTCACCGGTCATGGTGTATTTGCCCTTAAGCACGGCAGAAACTGCCTGCATCTCTTCGACCTGAGCAATGGCCAGCTCTTCGTCACGCATGTTCTGCATGATGATGCGACGGCGGCGGTAAGCCGGGTCCACCAGATTCTGCGGATCTTCATCCGGCAGGCGACGCAGGGTCATCTGCGGATTCACTTCATGCTTCGGCTACATGAGTCAAATAGAAAAAAGATACTTGATTTAACAGAGATTTATTTTATAAATGAGAGGGTGCAGAATTACGTAGCAATACATGCTGCAATACATGGTTAGGGAAAAGCCTTCTTGGCATCGTACAAAAAACAAACCGAATTTTTTCTAACACAGCCAAGTAAAGCCTCCTTCACTTAATTAGTTAAATTATAAAGGAATATTCAATGAAAATTTTTCTTGCTCATGCAAAAGAAGATGAAACGATAACTGAAGAAATCTATGAAAGGCTAAAAAGTGGAGGATATTCCCCTTGGATGGATGTAAAAGATATACCCGCTGGCGTAAACTGGGATTATGAAATCCAAAAAAACTTCGCTAATTCAAACTTGATAATCCTTATCCTTAGCAAAGTGAGCACTCAGAAAAATGGTTATATTCGCCGCGAAATAAATGACGCCATTGATAAACTAAAGTATTACAAACCAGATGATGTGTTCGTGATACCATTACTTATTGATGATTGCGAAGTACCCGCCTACATATCAAGCAAGCTCCAATTCATTGATTTTAAGAGAAATGATGGTTGGGACATTTTATCTAGATCTTTAAGATTAGCAGCATCGCAACAAAAACTTGAAATATCTCAAGGTATCACTTATGGGCCATTTAACTTTAGCAGCGAGGTTTTCAAGGAAGAATATAACAAGATCCCAGGGCATGAAATTGAAATAGCATATCCAAGAATTGAAAGCCATACATTACCGAAATCAGCAAAACTCATTAGTGATTACTTTTCAGGAAAAGCGGCTTTACATATTTTTTCTGAACGCACATCACTATGGCCAGGAACACCATATTGGGATGAAGAATATAAACACACTTACACTAGTTCCTATAATGAAAGTTATAACATCTCATACTGTAACGAAAATGTCATGAGCATCCTTCATTCCGTACATTGGTATGGTGCGGGAGCAGCACACCCTAACAGTCATTTTGAAACTAGTAATTTCGTAATAACCAAGGATGACTACGCATACAAATTTAGTTTATGGGATGTATTTACCGAAGGGAAAGAGCAAGAAGCGATTAATAAGATAAAACAAAAAATAATCTCTGAATCAGCTCGTGAATTTTGGGAGAAAACTGGTGAAAAACCAAGTGAGGACGACATTAGTACGTTTGCAACGGGTATCATGGATAGTAACTTAGACTCGTTCACAATAAATAGTGATGGATTTAGATTCCATTTTGCACCTTACGAAATTCATGCATATGCTTTTGGTTCTTGGGAATTCTTTATCTCATTCTTTGAAGTAATAGACTTCCTTAAAGAGGATGGAATTTACTCTCTAATAAGGAGTTAACATTTCAATAAGCCTGAAATTTAATCAGGCTTATATACATTTCCTTATGATTAAATTATTGCTGTTCTTAAGCAAAGATGCAGCCAGAAGTAATTCCCCCTCAAGCTTGCTTGCACACATAAAGAACTGACACAAAACTCTGCTGTAAAGTTGTCTAGCCACACAGCAAAAAACATATGAAACTTTGTTATTCGCAAACTGCTTGCTCTATATTCCACCATCAAGGCGCATAAAGCAATTGCAATGGCGCAGAAGTAGGCCATAACTATGAAGTGAAGCTAGCGGCGCGTTATTGGCCGCTTCTGAATAGTGCCTGATTCAACTCAGGGATAAGATTTTTTCTGGTGATAGACCGCGACGGATGGCAACAAAACCAGAGAAAGGAAACGACAGAGGCCAAAAAGCCTGTTTTTAGCACCTGTCGTTTCCTTTCTTTTTAGGGGGTGTTTTTAATAAAAACATTAAGTTACGGCGAAGAAGAACGGAAACGCCTTAAACAGGAAAATTTTCACAAATAGCAAAAAACTGCGCGCCTGACGCCCCGTAACGTTCTGGATCGCCGGAAAGGACCCGCCAGCCAGAGCGGGCCCTAATTTCATCAACCAATCAGCTTATAGCGACCATCCCGTGCATTGCGGCGTACACGCTCAATCTTGAGGCATAGCGCCGCATCTGGCTTTTTTGGGACAGGTACGCGGCAATATTCAGAAGCGCGAGGAATATTATTTATCCAGTCGATCACTTCACTTAAATACCAGGCCTTACGCCCTTCCGTAACCTGCACACGCTCCGGGAACTCTCCACTAGCCTCAAGGTTTAGCAGTGTACGACGACTCAGGGTTGTAATTTCCATCACCTGATTCATATCAACAAGGCGCTCGCTTAAACACATTTTGTCAGCGATAGCTTTTAATTCCTCTACAGCTTGATTCGGGTACATCATTTCGGCAATTGGCTTAAGGTCATTGTAATCATTCTGCATTGTATCCCCCTTTACACACGAGCCAGCGGCTGAACAGAAATACCTGAGCCAACAAACGCTGCAACCTTTACTGACAGTTCTTTAACAGACTCAGGCCAGTTCAGAGCATCAACATTTAAGACACCTGTCTTATAGACCTGAGCCTGTGTTTTTTTCGCGGTGTCGATTTGTACAGCGGAAACATAAACCGCTTTACCTACGCTCGAACCATCCCATACCACCAGTGCACCTGTTGCATCTTCCTGCATCAGTGGCGTAAATGCAGGAATTACCCCTTTATTAGCTGAAAATATCCCCAGCGTAGTCACCAGTGCTTCAGTGCCAGCCATGAGTTCAGTGTAATGAGTAGCCATTGCTCCCCCTTAGCCAATGCGAACGGTAACAAAACGATTGATGCGGGCCGGTATTGGCTGTGGTGCTGAATGTGTCTGCACATATTCAATAGCCGGATCACCAGGCACAATATAGTTTTTCGGTGCAAGTTCGGCTTTAGTCAGCCCCATTCGGATTAGCTCCGGATCCTGAATACCGCCATAGGCGACAATCCCCTGAAGAGCCGTATTGCCAAGCACCATCAAATCAGGATCAAGGAAATGTTTTTCTGTTCCGTCCTCGTCGGTATAACGCCCGCTGTAAACAACAATCGCAACATCGCCCATATACCCTTTAAAACTCACCGAATCACCAAGGTCTTTAAGGGCCGTTTCCAGTTCGGAATTAGAACCACGACGGGTATCCAGAGCCTCTTTTATCGCTCTGAATGAACGGTATTTCTTCCATACATTACCGCCCATAATGATAATATTAGTGACGCCCTCACTAAATTCTGCGTAGCTCTCAATATCATCATTTGGATCAAAAGTTTCTTTATCCTTACCTGACCACTCAGCACCGCCAGACTGAGTGATGATATTTTGTGGTTTAATATTCCAGTCCAGCTCATAACGTTCAATACCATCGCCCTCAATGATATTTTTCCCCGTTGTGATTGCCTGAACAGCAAGCCATTCAATACGTGCACGAATAGCTTTAGCTTGATTTACAATCGCCTGTTTAACTTTAATATTACGCGCCCCAAAAGCATTGTATTGCTCAGGTGATACACCAGCAGGGCGCACAGCTAACTTATTTGGATCAATGCTGCTTTTCGGCTTCATATAGCCTGGACGAATTGTTTTTGATTCGTACCCTTCGTCACGTGAAACTTTACTACCCACCATAGGAGAACAAAACGCTGCAATTGGGATATTTGGATCGTCGATTGTATCAAGAATAATATCGCGCGATTCAAACATTACCGAGCGAGTAAAAAACAAACTGGTAAACAACGCATTTAGTTGTTTTTGTACATCTACAGCATTAACCACCTGTACAAGCTGAGTAGGCGAATATAAATCAACCATACGCATCCTCTTTGCATTCATTAAAAATAATTGTGGATATATGCTATCACCGATATTTGTCATGCGAATACATGCAACCGAGTGCAATGTTGTATAAAGTTTTGGGGTGACAACTTCAGTGCGGAAAATTAGTGTTAATATCTTCACTCCCTTTGGTCGGGATTTATGTAGCATGCCGGAAAATTTATTTTTTCCGGCCTTTTTTTATTGGCAATATTTAAAACGGGATATCATCTCCCCATTGCTCATTATCTCCCACTGGTGGCTGGCTTCCTTGCTGATCTGCCTGTTGTTTTGCTCTGTTCAGTGCGTCAGTAGCCTGCCCCTGTTGGCCTTTATTGCCGCCCGGTCGCACCGATCGCGCACTGATTACGCTGTCTGCGATAACCTGCCAGCCCTGCCGCGTTTCGCCGTTCTGTCCAGTCCACTGGCTCATCTGCATGTTACCCGCCACGCTCAGGAGTTCGCCTTTGTGATGCTTTGCCAGCGCGTCGGCTTGTCTGCCAAACGCCAGGACAGATAACCACATCGTCGCCTGACCGTCATCCGACTGACTGCAGGGCAGTGATACCGCCATACGCGCCAGCGTCATGGGGGTGCCCTTGCTGGTCTGTTTTGTCTGCGGGTCGTCCACCAACCGCCCGTAAACTGATATTTGCGCCGTCATGCTGCCTGCTCTCCGGACTTAATATTGATTGTTGTCACTTCCTCCGCTTCAGCAATCTCCCGTTCGGTCAGAGTGGCAAAGTTTGCAGCCGCCGTTGTCATGAATGCGCTAATCAGTTCGGGATGTGCTTTCGCGTATCCTTCCCCGGCGTTGCGGTCGATGATTTTTATCGACACCCTTAACCAGTGTTCCGTCAAATCAAGGGCGTGCGATTGTGATTTTTTTGTGTGCTTCGCTGTCATAGGCTTTATCTCACAGCAGTAAATTAAAATTTTTGCGTTTTAACCCTTCACCTGTTCACCTTTTGATATTTTCTCTTTTAATTCATAATGTTAATGGGTGAACAGTTTCACAAAAACTATTCACCAACTGTTCACCACTGTTCACCCTTGAAGCTCAATAAACAATCAAAAAGGTGAACAGTGAATAGTTTGGTGAACAGTTCATAAATAACTGTTCACCCTATAATATACTGATATAAAAGATATTTATGACAGGGTGAACAGTGGTGAACAGTTATTCCATAAGTTTAATTTTTGCTATCGTCATTAGTGACCGATACACATGATGGCATCCAGTCTTCTGATTCCTCCGTCAGTGTCACGTTTGAACGCAAACCGTGCTTCGTTTTCCGTTTCATATACTCCCTGCCATATTCCGCCATTGCCCCCGGCATATCTTTACCGAAGCGCGTCAGTGTTACAGGTTTACCAAACCCATGTGCCCTCATATAAGCCAGATAGGCATGATAGAGATACCTGCGTGGGCTGAATGGCACAATTTCAGCATTACCCACTAACAGGCCATCACACATTACCGATGCCATGAGATAGCCGCAGAAGTCCACCAGCGAATCCCCCTCTCGCTTTATCGCCAGTGCTTCTTCAGATTTCTGCTGCTCATATAACAGGCGTCTGGCTTCGTCCTGATCAGCAAACCGTGTAAGCAGATGGCGAATCACTACCGCCAGCTCACCTTCTATTTTTTCCGCCAGCATCGAATCGCGTTCGTTCTCCGGTACAACTTCCGAAAAATTGAATATCACCCGACGACGTGAGATCCCCCCGCTGCGGTCACTGAATGACATGGCGTTATTGTTAACCGCCAGCACTACTGCCGGAATACGCGTTGAATAGGGGGCTTTGTGTTTCGGGTCAATTGCCACCTTGTCACCGCCTGTAATGGCCTTAATCCCTGCCCCATCACCAGCGTAGCGGGTCATATCCGGCATGATAATCAGCGAAAAGCCAACCACTAACGCACGTTCCCTTGCATCTTCCAGCGCCTTCATGCTTGCTGATACTGTATTAGCCTTACCCGCCAGCATGGTGCAAATCTCCGCCATCACACTTTTACCACTTCCCCCCGGCCCTGTTACCTCAATGAATAACTGCCAGTCGTACCGGTTCGCCAGCACCATGAATAATGCCGCCAGTACGCGATCTGCCTTGCGGTCATTCTCAGCCACCGAACGGCGCAACCACTTCCAGAAATTCGGCGCATGTGTTGCCAGCGTTTCCCCCTCTGCTGGTGGGCTGAAAGGTAATTCACTGGCAATTAACAACCAGTCGTTTTTGTTATGCTCCCGAAAGTTACCAGTTCTGGTATCAAATACCCCGTTACTGAATCCAATCAGGTTACGGGCTGTATTCCCCATTACAGGCAAACTTAACTTCATGGTATCTACCGCCGATTTAATAGCGTTCTGCGAATAGCTGATCTCCGCATCAATGAAAATCTGCGCCATAGCACGCTGTAACTCTTTATCCTGAACCGGCTCCCATACAACGCCGTTGTAATGATGAACGGTGTCAGAGTCGGCATTGATTGCCAGTTCGCCGCCGTAATGTGCAAGGAGAACTTCACCGCGCTGGCTGGCCCCCATCTGATTCAACGCCAAAGATGAAGCACGCTCGTCATTTTTGCGCTCAGCCTTCTTAACTGGCAGTTCAATCACCAGACTTTCCCCATGCTCCGCTTCAGCTTTTAGGCCGACAAGGCGCGGAGTCCAGTCTTCAGGCTCTCGATCAACAAAGCTACGGTAACAACGTGCTTCCTTTACGCCTGCAATAGCAAGTAATGTCGCAACCTTCGTCAGACTTTTCTCTGCAATCTTTCCGGCACGATAAACACGCACATAATGACGGCCTTCATCGATAATTTGCATATCATCCAGGTTTTCCAGTTGTTCCGTACCCAGAATGACTGGTGGTGTATCATCTGCTGCAATATGCTTACCTGCCCATTCATTCCATTCTTTTGCATGGCTCCAGGCATCACTGCCAGCAAAAATGATGACTTCCGTCATTTTGTCGCGCGGTTGGTATTTTAAGTTCGGAGCACGTTTCATTTGTTACCTCCGGCAACTAACATTGCCCGAATTTTACGGATATAGCCTGCGGCACGCCTCTGATTATCTGTCTTGCAATTTTTTACCAGAATGAAATCTCTTTCGAACTGCTGACGCGGCATAACACATTCAAAATCATAACCATCACGCAAATAAGAGACACGACGATCATCAACCGAAATAATCTTTACCCGATAGCCATAGCTGTCTTTGAAAATATCCCCAAGGCTGATTTTTGAATGAGTTTGACCGCTGGCAATAAAGCCAGAAAATTTATTTTTCATTTTTTATTCTCCGGTATAGCTCTGGTCGTGTATTTTTATAGCTTCATCCAGCTCTTTGATGACAGGATCAAGTAACGTAATTAACGCTCCAGCTAAATTAGCATCCCGTTCATCGTGTTCCGCATTTGTTGTCCCATCAAGCCAGGTTGATAAGATTTCTCGCATATTTTTGCCACAAACGAGCGCGTTTTCAGCATGTGTCAGCACTTTAAAATAAAGATCATTCATGGCACACCTCCTGACGAATACGGGCGGCGAATATCATCACGTAGCCAGTTGGGAATTGCTGGCGGGCTTCCTGTTCGCTGGCGGCCTCGATGTGTATTACGCGTGGTTGTGCGGTGCTCAGGGCGATAAAACGCCAGATGAAATTGTTTTCGCATTTCTGAATAAACAGCGTGTTTTCTTCACGCCCTTTCCAGAAAGCCGCAGTATAGCCCATCTCCTTAACCATCTTGCGGGCATCAACCAGCGTGTCAGCGGCAACATGTACCGTAGTTGCTCCATCTGCCATGCGGTCGTGGTGTAGTGCCAGAAAGGTGTATATAAATTTAGGGTGAGTTTGGGTATGCTGTGTTCCAGCCATAATCGTTACCTCGTTTAACGGTTTGGTTAGAAGCCCGGTTAGTGTTCGCGCACTGCCGGGTTTCGTCGTTTTTATGAATCGATCATTGTGAGATACATAGCGACCATGATGTGAGATATACATTATATTGTGGTGATATACATTGCAAGTGTTTTTATATCTCACTTTTGTGTATAGTGATATACACATAACAAATTGGTGATTAACTATGTCTGTATACAAAAATGCAAAATCGCAAATGACAACGATCAGGGTTCCCCACGATGTTATGGAGGGCATGGAATCCGTAAAACTGGACGGCGAAAGCAACGCCGGATTCATAGTAACCGCCATGCGCGGTGAGATCGCCCGCCGCCAGGCAGAAGGAAGCGGAGAAAATCCCCTCGTGTCTTCACTGGATGCCTTAGCTAAGGTCGAACAAATCGGCATCAAGGCAGCGGAGGAAATCGGGCAACTCGTAGCCGTCGCTCGTGAAGAACTCCAGCGGCGTAAAGCCAAAGAATCTGAATAATTACTATCAGCGCCGTGATGTGAGTAACTACGGCGCATTGCTATGTAAATACTGGCAATAAACAGAAAAGGTAGTTCTACTCCGAATAATTTTATCTGACACTACTCCTGAACTAACATGCGCTTATCTTACAGGATATAAATATAGATCCATAAAATCACGATTAAATAAAGTCGCTCCAAACATAAACCACACCCAACGCTTAACAAGATAGCAACAAACAGATAAATAACTTGCAGAAATATTTATCGCAAGGATTATCATTATTAATTACAAATCACTTTACCAAGTCATTCCCCTCTCTTATCATAAAGAGAAAGTAATAAATAAGTTAAGGGAGTTAGAATACTATGAATCTAAAAAAAATAGCCACAAACATAAAAAACAAGATAATAGAAACATTCAATAAACTTATATTAGAGGCATCTAAAACCCCCACACAAGATGAAATTAAAATACTTGAGAGAAGAAGTAAAAAGTTTAATTACTCCTTTTTCTCATACGCAGTCACAGGAGCCATAATGGTTTTTTGCTCTCAACCATTAATAAAATACGCAAACCCAATGCTTATTTTATTGAGTGGTCTGTTACTGTCTATCATCATTATCCTTCTCAGAATGATTTATATTTCACAAGCGAATGCATCATGGACAACCAAAAAACGTTCACATGTACTAGTTCATTTTCTTTCTGCATGTTTCATAGCGTCAACATTGACGTTGTTATATCAGGCTTACGATAATAACATCACACACAAATTGTACTGTAAAAATATACAACAACTTATTGAAAAAAGGATAGAAACAGAAAAAAATATCAGCATATTCAGTGGGATGCAATGCACCCCGGCATATGATTACTCTTTATTTGGATTTAATCTCTTATAAAGAATGTTATTACTGATTTGAGTGCAAATTCTCAAATCAGTAATTCATAATATTTTATTCTGAGATAATTTAAACTACCCACTCACCTCGAATCCATGCCTGCACTTCTGAAAGACGATATGCAACAGCAGTGGAGCCAATCTTGATCCGCTTAGGAAATTTCCCTTCCTTCTCCAGCTTCCAGCGTGTGCTGTTCGCAAGAGTGGTTAGCTCCCGACATTCTTTCTCACGGATCATACGATCGATGTTAGGAATGTACTCCAGACCCTTTTTATCAACAATCGCCATTTTTTTCATGTTAACCAGCCTTTTGTTTGAGGATTATCACTTTTGAATCAGCACCTGCGATGCTATTGAGATATGTAGTCCAGAGTTCCAGAGCATCCAGTTTTTTAGCCATAAACTTACTCCGGTTGTAAACACCTGCCACGCCAGGTAGCGCATGGCCTAACAGTTGTTCTACTACATAAAATTCAACACCGAGATCACTTAGATGAGTAGATAGCGTTCTTCTAAGGTCGTGTAGTGACCATTGTTTTTCATGGCCCAAACGTTTACCGATTTTCCCCCCAATCTTGCTTACGCTTTCTCTAATTCGCAGACTTCCCAGCACATAACCAGTATGTTTTGTCTCTTCGTGAACATCCGTTACCCACTGTCGTAGAATTTCAGGTACTGGTCTGACGATTTCAACACCAGTTTTTGAGTGATCTTTTGGTACAGTCCAAACCCAACTTTCGAGATCCCATTCGCTCCATTCTGATAATCGGGCTTCACTCATTCGACATCCAAATACTGTACAAAGTACAAACATTTTTCGCGTGTATTCAGACATTAGTTTTAAATCAGGCTCGACAAAAATTGCTTTCCAGAGCTGGCCCAGCTCGGCTTCATCCAGAACCCGATCCCGCTTACCTGCAATCTGCCCCACATCACTCATGCGCAAATCCTTTAAAGCATCACACGTCGCGTACTGGCGTACCCGACAAAAACGAAGAGCTAATTTAGTGTCAGAAAAAACATACGCCGCCATAACTGGTGCATTACGTTTAATTCGGTCAAAACAGTCCAGCCATTCATATAGGTGAGTGTCATTTACAGGCAAATGACCGATATAGGGAAAAATATGCTTTCGAAATCTGCCAAGCGTTACAGCATGAGTTTTACGACGCACCTTACAGTAATTTTCATACCAGTAATTTAGTGCATCCTCCACTGTGACCGGCTTTAAGCGTTCTTCAGCCTGAATCTTAATCTGGATACGCGGATCACGTTTGTCAGCCAACCAACCACGGCACTCGTCGCGCTTTTCCCTTGCCTGTTTGAGTGACATATCAGGATATTTACCCAACGTTAGCCAGACCGGAGCAGCCCGGCCACCTGCTAACCTGTAGAAGAAAACAAAGCTCACAGCCCCCTTGGTACTCACACGAATAGAAAGCCCCTTTCCATCAGCAATGGTGATCTGCTTTTCTCTGGGTTTCCCCAGATATCCTTTAAGTGCTTTGTCGCTCAGTTTGTTCTCGCCAGCCATTTTAAGCCCCAAAAAGCAATACAAGCTGCAATACAGAGATGATTGCAACACACAGATAACGAGGAAAATCCAGTGAAAGCGCCAGATAGACTTATTCTTTATTATCAAAAGATTAAGTGTAAAAACCAGCAACTACACGAAAGCCTCAGAAAGCCATGCTAAGTGCTTGGGTTTGACATATCCCGGCGTAAATTCAGAGGTGGAGCCGCCACGGGAACGGATAACCTCACCGGAAACAATCGGCGAAACGTACAGCGCCATGTTTACCAGTCCCGGAATTTGTGAGAGATAGACTTTCTCCGTGGTGAAGGGATAGCTCTCACGGAAAAAGAGACGCAGAAACAGCGGATCAAACTTAAATTTCTGCTCATTTGCCGCCAGCAGCTGGGCGGTTGTGTACATCGACATAAAAAAATCCCGTAAAAAAAGCCGCACAGGCGGCCTTTAGTGATGAAGGGTAAAGTTAAACGATGCTGATTGCCGTTCCGGCAAACGCGGTCCGTTTTTTCGTCTCGTCGCTGGCAGCCTCCGGCCAGAGCACATCCTCATAACGGAACGTGCCGGACTTGTAGAACGTCAGCGTGGTGCTGGTCTGGTCAGCAGCAACCGCAAGAATGCCAACGGCAGCACCGTCGGTGGTGCCATCCCACGCAACCAGCTTACGGCTGGAGGTGTCCAGCATCAGCGGGGTCATTGCAGGCGCTTTCGCACTCAATCCGCCGGGCGCGGTTGCGGTATGAGCCGGGTCACTGTTGCCCAGCGGCTGGTAATGGGTAAAGGTTTCTTTGCTCGTCATAAACATCCCTTACACTGGTGTGTTCAGCAAATCGTTAACGGCATCAGATGCCAGGTTACCTGCAGCCAGCGGTGCCGGTGCCCCCTGCATCAGACGATCCAGCGCAGTGTCACTGCGCGCCTGTGCACTCTGTGGTGCAACTGCCAGAATGCAGCGGGCCGTTTCCACGGTCATACCAGGGGTTTCGGCCAGCACGCGTGCCTGTTCTTCGCGTCCGTGAGCTTCCTCACAGTTGAGGATCCCCATAATGCGACTGTTTTCTGCCGCAACCGCTGCGGTGATCTGCGCGTTCACGTCCGGCTGCGCAGCGCTGGCGTTCTCGCCCTCCGTCGCTGGCACCACGCCAGTAACGTCAGCCTGCGAAGCAGTGGCTGAAACAGTTGTTGATTGAGTCTCTTTGGTCATTCGCCCTCCTGAGAGACGGGATTTACGTGCATCCAGTGCATCACGCATGACGGTGATCGCATCGGTGCTGTTAACAAGTTCATCAGCCAGTCCGGCATCAATGGCCTCCTGACCGCTGTACACTGCAGCCTCGGTATCCAGCACAGCCTGCACGGACAGGCCGGTATATGCCGACACCTTCTGCGCAAACATCTGGCGGGTTGCGTCCATCCGGGACTGCAGTGTCTCCCGGACGTCATCCGGAAGATGGCTGTAGGGGTTGCCATCCACCTTATGGCTGCCGCTGTAAATCAGCGTGATTTCCACACCCTGTTTCTCCAGCGCAGCACCGTAATTACTGTGAGCCATCATGACGCCGATGGAGCCTGTCCGGGCGGTCTGCGTGACCAGACGCCGGGAGGCGGCACTGGCAAGCAACTGACCTGCACTGCAGTTCATGTCGTTGGCCAGCGCCCATACCGGTTTTATGTCACGCACACGGGCGATGATGTCAGCGCAGTCAAATGCCCCCGCCACCATCCCGCCCGGCGTGTCCATATCGAGCAGAATGCCGTCCACCATCGGATCGCTGGCAGCCTGTTGCAGACGGGCGATAATGCCGTTGTAACCGGTCATTCCCGAATACGGCTGCAGCGCCCGCGTCCGGCTGACCAGCGTGCCGGACACCGGCAGCACGGCGATGCCGTTCATGACCTGATAACTGCGGGTCTGTCGTGGTCCGTCATCATCACCGGATAATGCCAGCGTCGCGAGTGCCTCCTGGGCAGTCAGGCTGTCGCCGGACACCGCATCCGTCAGGCGGCTGATCCCAAGCTGGCCTGCAAGCGCACAAAAGAAAACCCGCGCATAGGCGGGTTCAAGCATCAGCGGCTCATTAAAGGCCATGCTGGCAATATGCGGGAGATTACGCAGCTCTGCTGTCATTCTTCTCCTCCTCTGTTGATTGTCGCAGCCCGGATTCAAATGCTGCAGCCGCCCAGGCGGGCGGTTTAAGACCAGCTGCGCGGCGCTCCATCGTTTCACGGACCTGCTGGGCAAAAATTTCCTGATAGTCGTCACCGCGTTTCGCGCACTCTTTCTCGTAGGTGCTCAGTCCGGCTTCTATCAGCATCACCGCTTCCTGAACTTCTTTCAGACCATCGATGGCCATACGACCGGAGCCTATCCAGTCGCAGTTCCCCCAGGCACTGCGGGCTTCCTGAAAACTGAAGCGCGCTTTTGAAGGTAACGTCACCACGCGGCGAACGATGGCCTCTTCCAGCCAGCACAGAAACATCTGGCTCGCCTGACGGGATGCGACGAATTTTCGCCGCCCCATAAAGTACGCCCACGACTCGTTCGCACTGGCCCGTGCCGTGGAGTAGCTCATCTGGGCGTAATTCCGGGAAAGCTGCTCATACGAGACACCCAGCCCGGCAGCGATATACCGCAGCAGTGACTGCTCAAACACGGAGTAGCCGTTATCCGTATCCTGAGCCGTCTGCAGGTTCAGTGAGTCACCCGGCATCAGGTGCGGTACTTTTGCGCCTCCCAGCCGGACCGGCGCTGCGGCGTAATACGCGGCAATTTCACCAATCCAGCCGGTCAGCCTTTCCCGCTGCTCCTGACTGTTCGCGCCCAGAATAAAATCCATCGCTGACTGCGTATCCAGCTCACTCTCAATGGTGGCGGCATACATCGCCTTCACAATGGCGCTCTGCAGCTGCGTGTTCTGCAGCGTGTCGAGCATCTTCATCTGCTCCATCACGCTGTAAAACACATTTGCACCGCGAGTCTGCCCGTCCTCCACGGGTTCAAAAACGTGAATGAACGAGGCGCGCCCGCCGGGTAACTCACGGGGTATCCATGTCCATTTCTGCGGCATCCAGCCAGGATACCCGTCCTCGCTGACGTAATATCCCAGCGCCGCACCGCTGTCATTAATCTGCACACCGGCACGGCAGTTCCGGCTGTCGCCGGTATTGTTCGGGTTGCTGATGCGCTTCGGGCTGACCATCCGGAACTGTGTCCGGAAAAGCCGCGACGAACTGGTATCCCAGGTGGCCTGAACGAACAGTTCACCGTTAAAGGCGTGCATGGCCACACCTTCCCGAATCATCATGGTAAACGTGCGTTTTCGCTCAACGTCAATGCAGCAGCAGTCATCCTCGGCAAACTCTTTCCATGCCGCTTCAACCTCGCGGGAAAAGGCACGGGCTTCTTCCTCCCCGATGCCCAGATAGCGCCAGCTTGGGCGATGACTGAGCCGGAAAAAAGACCCGACGATATGATCCTGATGCAGCTGGATGGCGTTGGCGGCATAGCCGTTATTGCGTACCAGATCGTCTGCGCGGGCATTGCCACGGGTAAAGTTGGGCAGCAGGGCTGCATCCACACTTTCACTCGGTGGGTTCCACGCCCGCAACTGCCCACCAAATCCGCTGCCACCGCCGTGATAACCGGCATATTCACGCAGCGATGTCATGCCGTCCGGCCCCAGAAGGGTGGGAATGGTGGACGTTTTCATACATAAAATCCTGCAGGTCCCCTGCGTCGCTGTGTCATGCCGGTCTGCACTTCCAGCTCCGCAATGTATTTTTTCAGGTCAGACACGGAAGTGGCCGTAAACTCCACTCTCCGTCCGTCTTTCTGTACCGTTGCCACCCGTTTTCCTGTCATCAGGTCATGCAGTGCCGTACGGGCAGCGGAAAGTTCTTCCTGTCGCGTCATTCATCCTCTCCGGATAAGGCACGGGCGTAATCTGCCAGTGTTTTCTTGTTGGTTGCTGCACCATCCTCTTCCTGCAGGCTCGCCAGCAGCGCACTGAGATCCAGCTGCCAGCGGGAAATACTGATGCGCAGCGCCGCCAGCGCATAAACGAAGCAGTCGAGCGCCTCATTGCGTCGCTTTTTGCTGTCCCACAGTATTTTTTTCCTGCCATCCACCCATTTTTCGACCTGCTCTTCAGCCGTCAGCTGCTGCGCTTCGGTCAGATCAAAAATATCCGGGTTATTCGGGAAGTGAACGGCACCGGGAAGCGGTTCATCCCCTTCCGGCGTCAGTGTGAAGCGGTTATAAATCTGCTCTTTCGCGGTATCCGTACCGATTTCGGTAAGGTAAACCCCGTTTTTGTTTCGCTTACGTGGCATGCTGGCCACCGGCTTTCCGTAGACGGATGCCCCTTTAATGGGGATCACCCGGAACAGCCCATGTTTTTTCGAGCGTTCATACACAATGGTCGGGTCAATCCCGCCAGTATCCCAGCAGATACGGGATATCGACATTTCTGCACCATTCCGGCGGGTATAGGTTTTATTGATGGCCTCATCCACACGCAGCAGCGTCTGTTCATCGTCGTGGCGGCCCATAATAATCTGCCGGTCAATCAGCCAGCTTTCCTCACCCGGCCCCCATCCCCATACGCGCATTTCGTAGCGGTCCAGCTGGGAGTCGATACCGGCGGTCAGGTAAGCCACACGGTCGGGAACGGGCGCTGAATAATGCTCTTTCCGCTCTGCCATCACTTCAGCATCCGGACGTTCGCCAATTTTCGCCTCCCACGTCTCACCGAGCGTGGTGTTCACGAAGGTTTTACGTTTTCCCGTATCCCCTTTCGTTTTCATCCAGTCTTTGACAATCTGCACCCAGGTGGTGAACGGGCTGTACGCCGTCCAGATGTGAAAGGTCACACTGTCCGGCGGCTCAATCTCTTCACCGGATGACGAAAACCAGAGAATGCCATCACGGGTCCAGATCCCGGTCTTTTCGCAGATATAACGGGCATCAGTGAAGTCCAGCTCCTGCTGGCGGATGACGCAGGCATTATGTTCGCAGAGATAAAACACGCTGGAGGGATCATCCGGCGTCCATTTGAGGCCAAACGGCGTCTCTTTATCGCCAAATTTAAGGTACTGCTCCTCCCCGCAGTGCGGGCAGGCAACATGAAAACGCATAAAATGCGGGGATTCACTGGCCGCACGCTCAATCTGACAGGTGCCTCTCACTTTGGGCGTGGAGCCACGGATGGACTTTGGCCAGACCGAGCCTTCAATACGCTTGTCACCCAGGAACGTCGGAGAGCCTTCCTGTTCAATATCATCATCAAAGGCAGCAAGTTCATCATAACCCGCCACATCCACTGACTTTTCACGGTAGTTTTTTGCCGCTTTACCGCCCAGGCACCAGAAACCACGCCCATTGGTGAAACGCTTCATGGTGAGCGTGTTATCCCGGTGCTTTTTGCCATACCACGGGGCCAGCGCCAGCAGCGATGGAATATCACGGATGGTCGGCTCGACGTGGGTTTTCATAAAGTTCTCGGCATCGCCATCCGTCGGCAACCAGATAAGGGTGTTGCGCTGCTTATGCTCTATAAAGTAGGCATAAACACCCAGCAGCATTTTGGAATAACCGACACGGGCAGACTTCACCACATTCACCTCACGGATGTAGTCGCTGCCCATCGCATTCATGATGGCCCGCTGAAAGGGCAGTGTTTCCCAGCGCCCTTCCTGGTATGCGGATTCTTTCGGGAGATAGTAATTGGCATCCGCCCATTCAACGGCGGTCTGTGGCTCCGGCCTGAACAGTGAGCGAAGCCCGGCGCGGACAAAATGCCGCAGCCTGTTAACCTGACTGTTCGATATATTCACTCAGCAACCCCGGTATCAGTTCATCCAGCGCGGCTGCTTTGTTCATGGCTTTGATGATATCCCGTTTCAGGAAATCAACATGTCGGTTTTCCAGTTCCGGAAAACGCCGCTGCACCGACAGGGGGATCCCGTCGAGAATACTGGCAATTTCACCTGCGATCCGCGACAGCACGAAAGTACAGAATGCGGTTTCCACCACTTCAGCGGAGTCTCTGGCATTTTTCAGCTCCTGTGCGTCGGCCTGCGCACGCGTAAGTCGATGGCGTTCGTACTCAATAGTCCCTGGCTGGAGATCTGCCTCGCTGGCCTGTCGCAGTTCTTCAACCTCCCGGCGCAGCTTTTCGTTCTCAATTTCAGCATCCCTTTCGGCATACCATTTTATAACGGCGGCAGAGTCATAAAGCACCTCATTACCCTTGCCACCGCCTCGCAGAACGGGCATTCCCTGTTCCTGCCAGTTCTGAATGGTACGGATACTCGCACCGAAAATGTCAGCCAGCTGCTTTTTGTTGACTTCCATTGTTCATTCCACGGACAAAAACAGAGAAAGGAAACGACAGAGGCCAAAAAGCTCGTTTTCAGCACCTGTCGTTTCCTTTCTTTTCAGGGGGTATTTTAAATAAAAACATTAAGTTACGACGAAGAAGAACGGAAATGCCTTAAACCGGAAAATTTTCATAAATAGCGAAAACCCGCGAGGTCGCCGCCCCGTAACCTGTTGGATCGACGGAAAGGACCTGAAAACGAGAATAATTATCACTTACAGCAAGAATCGAATCTGATCTATTATGGTGCTTGCTATTATGTGCCGGCACAAGTGCGTCGTTTACCGTCATTTCACACAGAGGCATCATCAAATGAAAATCAGAAATATTCTCGCTATCTCCCTTGCGACATCATCCTTCAGTTGCCTGGCATTTAAATCCTCGCCCAATGTGCTACCAGGACCAACGAATCAACTAACTGCGGTAGAAAGTAAAATTATCGGACATTTTTATGCCCCACACAGTACATTACCCGGAACAACCATCACAGGGACATGTGACGCCTCCCCCGTCCCGGGATGCACCTGTCCGTTTTGTACTATGCTGCGTAGCCAAAACCGATAACATCCGCATTTACCTGGTATTCCATGATGAGTTCACGCAGCGACTGATAGAGGAAGGAAAGATGGTTAGTAAAAGCAAGGCGCATTGCCGCCGCATGCTGCAGGCATTGCAACAGACGAGAGCAGGTATTTTTGACCAGTTGGAAAACTGCCAGCATACTTTGCCCGAGTATATCGCCATCTCATCGGAAACCAGTGCAACTCTTATTCATCGGGTTCCACCAGAGAAAAAGAAGAAATGAACAGTGAGGTGTTGTGTGGCATACAACGCCTTCTTCCATCATTCCTCGTCAGCCATGACAAAAATATAACCGCTGGCTCTTTCATTTTTCTCCTGCTTCCAGCCCCTCTCTACCTGGAAGCATCAAGGACGTGACGGCGTAAAGATAAATTGTCTCTTCACTCCCTGACAGGGGCGATTCTTTTCAAATCGCCATTTCGCCATGGCCTTCACCACTTCATCACGAAACAAATTATGAGGCTCTGAGCGGAGAAAAACGATCCGTGTCACAGTCCCATCAGCACCAATATCGAACTTAACCTCAACCAGCCCCTTGATATAATTTGCTGCAGCATATTCCGGATATCGTGGATACACCGTCACTAATTGCCGGGGCTCATCAGCTTTTTGCTGCGAGCATCCCACTGCCAGGACAGATAACAGAAAAAGTAGTAAAAGGCGTCTTTTCATTTTTATTCCTACGGGTCTTATTCTGACAATATATCCTGTGTTCCAGACTGCCACATCACCACATCCTGTGCCATTATCTGACTCACATTACATACATCGCATCGGGATACAGTAGTAGCACTTTCTGTAATACAGCTTCCTGTTTCTTCCACCATCGCACCGGGATAAACCCGCGAATCATTAACGCGGTAAAAACCCGGTGTGCATCGTTTTTAATTATTCCCGCACACTCACGCAGAAGGAATTCCCCGTCGGGCTACGGTCATGGTTAATGCGGGAATACGGCGACGATACAGCGCAGCTAAAAGGGTAATGGACGGATAGACCGGTTTATTTCATTCCACAGGATTCTGAGTGTCCCCAACTTCCTCCAATAGTCTGAGCCCACCTGTGTAGTTTTAATTTTCATCAATCCATTTAACTATCGTTTAATTGTTGTCACACAGGATTCTGCCGTTTTTAACAATGCAGGATAATAAGATGAAAAAAATGTTGTTTTCTGCCGCTCTGGCAATGCTTATTACAGGATGTGCTCAACAGACGTTTACTGTTGGAAACAAACCTACAGCAGTAACACCAAAGGAAACCATCACCCATCATTTCTTCGTTTCGGGAATTGGGCAGAAGAAAACTGTCGATGCAGCAAAAATTTGTGGTGGTGCAGAAAATGTTGTTAAAACAGAAACCCAGCAAACATTCGTAAATGGATTGCTCGGTTTTATTACTTTAGGCATTTATACTCCGCTGGAAGCGCGTGTGTATTGCTCACAATAATTGCATGAGTTGCCCATCGATATGGGCAGCTCTATCTGCACTGCTCATTAATATACTTCTGGGTTCCTTCCAGTTGTTTTTGCATAGTGATCAGCCTCTCTCTGAGGGTGAAATAATCCCGTTCAGCGGTGTCTGCCAGTCGGGGGGAGGCTGCATTATCCACGCCGGAGGCGGTGGTGGCTTCACGCACTGACTGACAGACTGCTTTGATGTGCAACCGACGACGACCAGCGGCAACATCATCACGCAGAGCATCATTTTCAGCTTTCGCATCAGCTAACTCCTTCGTGTATTTTGCATCGAGCGCAGCAACATCACGCTGACGCATCTGTATGTCAGTAATTGCCGCGTTCGCCAGCGTCAGTTCTCTGGCATTTTTGTCGCGCTGGGCTTTGTAGGTAATCGCGTTATCGCGGTAATGATTAACCGCCCATGAAAGGCAGACGATGACGCAGATAACCAGAGCGGAGATAATCGCGGTTATTCTGCTCATACCTCACTCTCTCTGAGCGTTCCGCCAGCTTCTTTGAATTTTGCAATCAGGCTGTCAGCCTTATGCTCGAACTGACCATAACCAGCGCCCGGCAGTGAAGCCCAGATATTGCTGCAACGGTCGATTGCCTGACGGATATCACCGCGATCAATCATCGGTAAAGCACCACGCTCTTTAATCTGCTGTAATGCCACTGCGTCCTGGCTTTTGGGGGAGAAGTCTTTCAAACCAAGCTGTTTACGGTAAGCATCCCACCAGCGTGAAAGAAGCTGATAACGTCCGGCGGCTGTTGATTTGAGTTTGGGGTGTAGCGTGACAAGTTTGCGAGGGTGATCGGAGTAATCAGTAAACAGTTCGCCGCCAACAATAACATCATAACCGTGGTTACGTGTCGGTTGTCGCCCGTTATCCGTTCCTTCTGACCACGCCAACATATCGAGGAAGGCTTTACGCTGAGGATTAAGATTTTGCATTTTTCACCCCTGTCAGTCGTTCCCAGAAGTACGTCAGTGCAACCGAACCCATCGCACCACTAATCCCCGCTGTCGCGAGAATCATGTAAATACTGAATCCACTTTCGATGCTGATCAGGCCACCAATAACACCGGTGAATCCTGATACCACTATTTGAGCCAGAGCATTTATCCAACTCCACGTTGCTTTACTCTGCTTCACATCTATCAGGTAGCGGACCAGACCGCCCCAACCTGCGATGATCAGCAAAACGAGCCAGAACGCTCCGGCAAGGCTCTCTTTTTCGTGCATATGAATAGCCAATGTTTCGCCGCCGACAAAAGGCCGGGACGTTAAATGTCAGAAATCAGGCTCACGGGGTAATTTAACGACAAAGCACGGAGTTGATGCTCCCCGCAAGCCTGGAATAAAAAAGCCAGCATGTAGCTGGCAACAGAGGGTTAAGCAATATCAACTCAACAGCTGAAGACACCCTGGCTGGGGTAGGTTGGAAGGCTACTCACCGTTCAGAAACAGAAAAGCCCAAGGCTTTAAACCTCGGGCTTGAATTTGGATTACTGCCAGTGCGTACAACATTGGCAAAATATCAGATTTACATAAAATATATGATTTTTAATCCAGTTTTGCAATATCTTGCTGTGAAAATATGGTCTTTTGTTTTGAACGTGTTTTCGTTAAAAGCAATAAAGCTTGGCTATCAAGCTGTAGAAAAATGTGCTTCATTGCAACCCAGCGTTCAGTAAATGTCTCAGACCAGTTTTTTGATGTCACTCCCACCAGTGATGCCAGCTCCTGGTATTCATAGGTCTTACGCCCTGCCAGCTCGTTCTTCACATCCTGTGCCGCCAGCCAGATCAACTTCTTCAAACGTTCCAGTGTTTTACCTGCAATTTTCCTGGTACCCAACAGAGTCTTAAACTCGCTCCATGCCCACTGCGTTATGGTGACCTGATGTTCCCAGCGAACACTTTCGCTGTAACTCCACAGCAACCACGCTTTCTGATGTTCTTCGAGAGACAGAACCGCGCGGCGCCATGACGAGGTTGAGAACTCAACCTGGCTGACCAGTGCAATGGATGAACTTTTTGCGTACGACTGCTTACCGGAAATCGGCGGATTATCCAGCGTAATCATCCTGCCAGTTACCTCATCCAGAATGCGCGGCTTCTTTCGTTTGTATGTACCAGTATCAAATTGTGCATGCTCCAGCCAGGCTTCAAGCTGTCCTTTCGTTGCTCCGCTCAAATCAGCGGTAGCCACAATGAGTTGCTCGCGGACATACTGTAAATATTGGGTATTCATGCGGCAGCTCCTTTCAGTGTTTTGGCGTAATTCTTCAGTATCCGGTAATCGGTCAAAACAGAACCAGGAAAACGATATAAGCGCAGGCGCACCCAGCGGCGGCGAAGACGCTCTGCCATATAAGACTCAAACATCATTCATCTCCCAGTTCGGTGATAGTCAGCTCCAGCTTCCCACCTTTGGTAACGGGCATCTTCATAACACGGTAATCAACGACCTGAACATCATCCAGCCAGAAACCTGATTTGGTGAGTGCGTCAAAAGCGGCTTTTTGCAGATTATCCAGGTCACGGCGACGGCGATCCGGCATGTGGCACTCAATACGGATTTTCACTGGCATAGCCAAGCCGATATCCAGCATTGCGTTTTTAATGATTCGGGCGACGTTATCGCAGTATGCCTGCCCCTCTGCGCTGACGTGCGTGCGCCCACGATTATGGCGGTAATAGCGATTATTGCTCGGAGGCCAGGGTAATGTGATGCTGTAGGTATTCACGCCTCAATAACCCCCTCTTTCAACCAGATAACCTGTGTTCTCGCCATACCTTCCAGCGCGCATTCTTTTGCATATCCAGCGTCAACAAAATGCGTGCGACGGTCGATTTCGTCGTGGCAGGCAGAACATGCAATGGTGGCAATCAGGTCTGGCGGTTTGATACCGGTACCGCACAATCCAGCCAGCCGGATATGTGCCAGTACTGACGTTTCAGGATTGCCATTACATACGCCAGGGATTCTTACCTGGCATTCCCGACCACGCGCTGCTTTTCTTAAATCAGCCATGATTCCTCCTTGCTGCCAGTCGCAACCATTTTTTATCAACCAGGCTGGCGGTATACCCGAGCAGTGTTGGTATTTCGGATGGCTTCAGCTCAGGTTTACGCTTACGACGATTTGGTACTTTGTAGATGTGTCCGTTCATGACACGAATAAGCGGTGTAGCCATTACGCCTCCTGCTTGTCGCGCAGCAGCTGGAACTCGCAGCTCTGCGGAATAGTCAGGTGGCAGCCAATATTCATCGCCCAGGCTTCAACCTTACACAGGAAGACATACATCTCTCCGGTATCAAGATCGGAGGTATGGCGTAACGACTGGATCGTAGTGATTTCGCCGGTTACGACATCAACCAGGTCCTTGGTTTCATAACCGAGGTATGTGTGTTTGAGAGCATCTTTTACCCATGCTGCGGTAGCGAACGATTTCCCCCTGCTGATGAGGTATTCACTGATTTCGCTGTACCACATGTGGCTGAGTGCATTCTGGGAAAGACTGCGTTTCTCACGCCACGGTTTAAGCACCATGCGAAAGCATTTTCCGTCCTCCAGATAAGGCTGGATCTGCTGGCCGATAGCGATGAAGTTGCCGCGATGTAATTTGATGCCGTCTTGTGGGAGGTTCACGCTTCACCTCCGCAGAGGTCAAACGTTGGATGCAGAGAATCGCAGGTGCATTTCTGCATCTGTGAAGGGAGAAGAGAGTTTGGATTGTGTGTGCGCATAAACGTCCCCGTTTAGCGCAGAAGTCACCGAAGTTGTTCAGGCTCCGGTGATACAATTATGGCGAATTGATTATTCATAATCAAACAAGATAAGGTCTCAAACCTCATGCAAGCCAAGATTTATTTCTGACAGAATCATACAAAGAAGCTATTGGTCAGAATCTACTCGGACTGTAAAACATACGCATAACCTTAAGCTCTCACTTTAAGCATTGTTGAAATAATAGCCGTCAAGTACAACCTTAACCACGACTGGGATATTTCCCTAGCTACCACGAGTTGTACGGCTATTAAACTGCCGTTAAATTCAGTAAGAGAATTTCATCCGATAAGTCAAGGCATGTAAAACATGAAAATTAACAAGATATTATCATCTGCAACACTATTGTATGGTATGTCAATGGCCATGTCGGTCGGGAGTTGTGCAACACCTGTCCAGACTAATCTTCCTGGTTACACCCCGGGTGCAGATATCATTAGTGTTTCACCGACCAGAAACCAGGTCGATCTCATTGGTGATGTTGTTTATTCCCAGATAAAAGGAACTCGTTCTGTCAGACAGCTTCACATGTCAGTTCTTGTCCCACGAACAAATGATTTAAAACCAGCCATTATTTATTATCCCGGCGGCGGATTCATGTCTTCTGAACATGACAAATTTATTGAAATGAGAATGGCTCTGGCTGAAGCTGGTTTTGTTGTGGCCGCTGTAGAATACAGAACAATTCCTGATACATTTCCAGCACCAGTTGAGGATGGGAAAGCTGCAATACGTTACTTGAGAGAACATGCCAGCGATTATGGGATTGATCCTCAAAGAATCGGAGTTCTGGGTGACTCTGCCGGTGGATGGCTTGCCCAGATGATGGGAACTACAAATGGTGACAAAACCTTTGATAAAGGTGACTTTCTTCAGCAATCAGCAGATGTTCAGGCAGTTGCCACACTTTATGGGATTTCTGACTTGTTGAATATTGGCGAGGGGTTCCCTGAATCTGTGCAGGAGGTTCATCGATCTCCTGCCGTAACCGAAGCCTTAATGATCAATGGCCCTGCATTCAGAAGTTTTGCGGGAGCCCCCATAACAGCGTCAAAAGAAAAAGCGCTAAACGCCAGTCCAATCGGACATATGAAAGGAGTAAAACCCCCATTTCTTATTATGCATGGTAGCAAAGACACTCTGGTTTCACCTGAGCAAAGCGCCAAACTATTCAGGATGTTGAAGAAGAACGGCGATAACGCTGAGTACGTGCTGGTAGAAGGGGCCGAGCATGGCGATAAGACATGGTATCAGCCAATTATTATAAACAGAGTCGTTGAGTGGTTTACTAAAAACCTGGGAGCGCCTATAAAAACAGCTCCCCAACAACAAAACCCAAACGCTAACCTGTAAAAAGAGGGAGGGCTAAGCCCTCCCCATTCAATTTTGTTAACTATCCTTTTCAGGTAGTTTTACAACATAAGTCCTTATTGTTTTCTCATATGTATTTTTGCTATTCGTTATTTTGGCCTTAATCCAGTGATAACCACTTTCATAGGTGCTGAATTCCGAAGCTGCATTACCTGTCCAGTGTAACGTTACTGTAGCAGGCTCCATTTTGACCCGTTGAGAGTCTGGACTATCTTCACTACCAGCAGAAAACTCAACCGTACCAGATAATGGGTTTCCAAAATGATCGACAAATCGAGCATAAATACCTACTGGAGAGCCATCGTTTGTCTCATAACCAGGATCTTTTGTTAGAGTCAATACTCCATTTGCGTCATCAGCGTACAGGGAGAATGATTTCACCGCGCTAACATCACTGCCAAGTTCGTTTAAGGTCGCCGTTAATTTATACGAACCAACCGTTCGACCATGTACGCTTACCGTAGCCTGACCGTTCTCATCAGTCGTTACTGTGGTTTTATCAACCACCAACGCACCATATTTAGACGGCCCTGATGTCTTAACATTCAATGCTCGACCACTTAATGCTTCGCCTGACTTACTTTTCAACAGTAACGTAAATACCAGATTGTTGGTATCGCTCACTACAGCCGAAGATGCAGATGATGTGATCTCCAACACAGCCCCCTTCACATCCGTCACGGCATCAATATTCTGGCTTGCGGTTATGCGTTTCCCATCCAGAACATACTCGGCCTGAATTGTGTACTGGCCTGATTTCGATGCAGTGAACTGCGTTGTTGCCTGTCCATGAGCATCCAGTTGCAGATTACTACTGGTCAATGATGCTCCCGTCGATGGTGTAATCGTTAAATCCACCTCGCCTGTAAACGCATTGTTATTCGCATCAACCAACTGAATGTTTACTGTTGCGTTTTCACTGCCATCGGCCACAATCTCTTGTTTTGATACACTCATAGTAAGTTCTGCAGAAGCAACATCGGGCACAAAAGTTAACTTAACGCTGCCAGATTCCACGCTATGGGAACCGTCAGTCACCCGTGCAGTCACCGTGTACTCACCAGCTTTCACCGTTGTAAGCGGAACAGAAACATGCCCTGTTGAATCAGTCACGATATTTGTTGGTATAGATAATCCTTCAGATGAGGTGATGAGCTGAATCTTTTGCCCATTGACCGACGCATTCGTATTTGTCAGCTGCACATCTAATACCGCTGCATCCTTACCATTAGCAGGAATATTGGAAATTAAACTACTGCTTTCAGGCGTCAGTGACAGTGAAGCTCCGGTCATATTTGATGCAAAGGTCACTGTTAACTCAGTAGACATCTGAGAACCAGCATGAGCTGTAATCACGTAAGACCCCGGAGTGGAGCTTATTAACGCAAAAATAGCATTACCATTTTCGTCAGTTGAAACAGCATGTTCACCACCAACTTGAGTTATCCCTGCTGGTAAAGACAATGTGACAGCATAACCAGGAACAACATTGCCGAAACGGTCCGCAAGGCTTACAGTTACCATATTTCTCTGTTTTCCATCAGCCAATGCATTATTTTGGCTGGCTTCAAACTGAGAGAATGTAACCTGCTGCCGGTCCTCAATAAAGGTGATTTCTTTCTTAACACCTGAGAAATCATGACTATCAGATTTAACACCGATAGTAATCTTACCAGCTCGTTTTGAAGTTACTGTCGCGCTATAGACACCGTCTTTTTCCGTTACAGTCCCAAACTCGACTCCTTCTGCCTGGTTAAGAGCATAAAAGCTCAGAGTGTTATCACCAGTGATTGCATTTCCTTGTGAATCCTTCACTGCCAGTTGTAGATTGATATTGTAACCAACTACCTGTTCTGCTGGTGCAGCGGTTAAAACAGCACTGACCTCAGAATCAGGTTCTGTTGCTGCTGTTTGCTTAATACTGAGAGTAAATGTTTTTCCCTGAACTTTTGCAGTTACACGTACCGTACCAGCCTGCGAACCAGCAGTCAGAACAGAGTGATATACCCCAGCAGAGATTTCCTCTACCGCGCCTAATGACGGAGCAGTTACCGTTTCACGCTGTCGAGCACTATTGCTATCTGCTGTAAATTCCACTGACATTTCAATGTCATCAGCCAGTCCGGTTAATGCCTTACCGTTACTATCTTTCAGGCTTAATACTATCGGATAAGTGGATTGGCTATCAACAGAGATCGTCGGCGACGAATCTCCATCCAGTGTAAAAGACGAATCAGCTGTCGATACATCACTATCAGTAATGGCTGCCTGCTTAATATTCAGAGTAAAGGTTTTTCCCTGAACTTTTGCAGTTACACGTACCGTACCAGCCTGCGAACCAGCAGTCAGAACAGAGCGATATACCCCAGCAGAGATTTCCTCTACCGCGCCTAATGACGGAGCAGTTACCGTTTCACGCTGTCGAGCACTATTGCTATCTGCTGTAAATTCCACTGACATTTCAATGTCATCAGCCAGTCCGGTTAATGCCTTACCGTTACTATCTTTCAGGCTTAATACTATTGGATAAGTGGATTGGCTATCAGCAGAGATCGTCGGCGACGAATCTCCATCCAGTGTAAAAGACGAATCAGCCGTCGAGACACCACTATCAGTAACGCTAATATTCATCACGGCATAGTTGGAAACGTTGCCTCTGTTATCCTGTACTGTGGCTCCAACATTCCACGAATTTACACCTTCGCTTTTATAAGCCGGTAAAGTGATCTGCCATGATGTGCCATTTCCACTGATCTTGCCGCCAGCCGCAGTGAATGCACTATCATTCCACTGTACAGACTTGATACCACCACTAGCATTGTTGATTGTCAGTGTTACAGGGATGATTGATTTCCCCTCCCCCTGAACAGACTCTGGCAAACTGATTTTCAGTGCATGCTTCTTCTTGTACTCCAGAACAATGTTGTTATTTCGTTCAACAAAATCATAACGCCGGTTCTGGACTTCTCGCATAACAGCAACATTGTCACTGCTAAGCTGTTCAGCAAGGGAAACGCCCGGGCGATAATTAAACTCAACACCAAAGGTTGTATCGTGAACGTTGCTCTGTCCTTGCTTATGCTGTGCAGAAAACTTAATCAGAGGAACTGGTGTATAAGAAATTCCCCCAGTAACTGCGTAAGGGTTTTCCTGCAGATTATCGCTTCCAAATAACCCGACATTTTTACCATAATATTTTTCAAACTGAATGGATGCCCCTAATTGCGGATAAGCAGGTAGCCATCCTTCAGCAGAAAAATCCCAGCCATTTGCGGGTCTTTCCAGATAATCATCAATATCCCGACTGTTCTTCCAGTCAGACAAACCAAAATAGGTATTTACACCAAGCCTGAAATAATCTCTCCAGTACTCAACCCCAAAACCTGCACGAGAGTGACTGCGACTTAAATCGTAATCATAGAAAACATTCGCACCCAACATTGCGTTATCAGGAGTGAAATGACGAATCCCCAAACCAATATTGGTCTGATTTCGGTCATCAGTACGATGTAGTGATGTCTGACTGAATAGCACATAATCCTGAGTATCCAGCCATGGATATAAAAAGTCGAATGATGAATCCTTCAAGGAAAAAGAATCATCGACATTAAGCTTGATGCGCGCATTGCCATATTGTTGCAACCAGTCGACGACCTCTTTTGTCGCCTGAGTTGATAAAGTATTTACAGCAAAACTACTTGCATTATTATTCGCCAGGCTCTGACCTGCACTTGCTGCAAATGAGGCCACTTTATTTGCATGCTCATCGCTGGCATAAGTTTGCGTAACATCTTTATTACCAGATGATGCAAAACTGTTTGCTGGGATCAAAGAAAGAGAAACTGGAGATAATATCTGGGTAACAATTACCGACCATGTAATCGCGCCAGATGCAGTTTTTTTTAACTTTTTATTCACAGTGGTCATAGTTCAATCAACGTTATGAATATAATGAAAAAAATAACTGGTATGACAAGAGGCGCGAAATATACAGCTCGTTACAAAAAAATCAACTCAAAAATAAAATCTCTGCATAAACTTTATGGCTAAATGATTTCACAACAATGGAAGAAAAATTTTGTTGCTCACGCAATCAATCATTTCGGGCGTTACAACTAGTCCTAGATTATATTCGCTAGGTATACTTTATTTTTAAGCTAATACTTTAGCTCTATTTCATCGCTCCTTTCAGCCCGAACTTAGCTTTGATTTCTGCGATCTTCGCCAGAGCCTGTGCACGATTTAGAGGCCTACCGCCCATGACAGGAAGTTGTTTTACTGGTTCAGGTATAGCCTCACCACGGTTAATTCGCGCGGTCATACAGGCCAGTTCATCGGCAGCCTTGCGCCGTAATTCCGCGTCAGTCAACGCATTGGCCCGCATGTTCTGGTACAGGTTGGTAACCAACCAGTAGTGCGCGTTTGATTTCCATGGATAAGACTCTGCGTCCGGATACAGGCCACGCTTCCGGCAATACTCGTAAACCATATCAACCAGCTCGCTGGCGTTTGGCAGCCCGGCGGTAACGGATGTTTCTTCCCGGCACCAGGCAACAAACTGCCCGGGTGATGGCAGGAATGGTCGATTCTGCCGACGGGCTACGCGCATTCCTGCGTTAACCTGTTCCATTGTGGTGATCCCATTTTCCCGGAAAGCCAGCACCCACTGGCGGCGGATTTCGTTCAGTTCGTTCTGGTCCCGGTTAGCCAGGCTCGCCGGGAAAGTTGCCAGTAACTGGCTGAACACACCATTGATGATCTGCGCTACCTGCTGTACCTGCGGCTTTTCGTCGTACTGTTCCGGCATGTTATTGGCGATCCGGCACATCTGCTCACGGTCAAAGTTAACCATCTGTGCGGCGATGTTTTTCATAAATCCACCCCATAAATCCAGTCAGTGTTTGTCAGGTCGAGTTTTGATTTTCCGGCTGTCACGCCAGCCTGTTGCTTGTTACGGTTGATTTCGAGTTGGGTCCACTTGTCGCGGAGTTTGGCCGGACTTAGCACGTTACCGGACCAGAAGTTGTCCTGGCATGCCCAGCGGAACAGTACACACATGTCGCGGTGGTTACGTCCGTCACGTTCACGCATCAGGCGGATATCGTTAGCCCACCCTGCAAAATTCGGTTTTCTGGCTGATGGCGCGATGGTCTTCACCATGTCAAACATCCACTCTGCGGCGGTCAGGTCTTCTGCTGTCCCCCACTTGCTGCCGCTCTGAATTGCAGCATCCGGTTTCACCACAGGAAGATCGTTTTCTGACTGGTCAGAGGATTCGCCAGAATTCTCGGACGAAAAAGGTTTTATATTGTCTTTTGTTAGTTTGTCTTTTGTGTTTACCTGATTCGGGTAAACGTCTTTACCTGATTTGGGTAAACTTTTCTTACCTGATTCAGGTAAATTTACCTCTTTCAGGTAAACTTTATTTTTCTTACCTGATTCGGGTAATGTTGACCATTCACTGACCACATTATTAATGCCGATATTCCGCCCGCTCTGAATAAAAATCCCACGCTTTACCAGAACACTTTTTGCAGCAGAACACTTGTGCGGCAATATCCCGGTCAACTCGGAAAGTTGCTCGTTGCTCACCCAATCCAGTCTTTTATTAAAGCCATATGTTTTGCGCATGACAGCCAGGAAGACCAGAAACTGGTGCTGTGTTAATCCGGCCAGCATCACAGCTTCCAGCAACTCATTTGCAATGCGCGTATAACCATCGTCGAGATCTGCCAC